CTCTTGAGCACGGGCGAGGTCATGGCAGGGTCCTCCGCACCGTGATCTGGAACGTCCGGTCGGCGGGCTCGTTCACGCTGAACACGCACGTCAGCGTCGTCGCGTCGACGAACGTCGTGGCCTGCGCGCTCTCGTCGAAGTAGATCGTGTCGCCAGCGATGAAGTCGGCCCCGGTGCAGGTCAGGGTCGCGCCGGTCTCCACGGCCGGGCCGGACGTCGGGAGGATGCTCGCGAGGTCCAGCGTGACGTAGGTGAACCCGCCGAGTCGGGTGTCGCCGTCGGCCCCGCAGATGACCTCGACGTCATACGGCCCGCCCGCCGTGTGCGGCGGCGTGAGCGCCGTGACCTCGGTCGGGCTGACGTTGACGACGTTCGTGGCGTTGATGCCGTCGATGAGGACGTTGGTCGCCGGGGTGGGGAAGCTGCCGGTGAGCGTGACGAGCTCGCCCCCGACGGTGCGCCCCTGATCCGGCTCGACCCGCAGGATCGAGACGGCCCCGGTGACGGTGAAGTCCAGCGCGTTGCTCTCCTGCATGTCGGGGTTTCGGACCTTGATCGGGTGCGTGCCGACCCGCCAGTGGATCGAGGTGTCGAAGTGGACCTCGGTGGCCGAGACAAACGTCGTGGCGTAGGGGCGGCCCTCGTAGAGGATCGTGCAGCCGTTGACGAACCCGGTGCCGATGGCGATGACCGTGTCGATGACCTTGATCTCGGAGGTGTCCGGCGTGAGGCTCGTCAGCGTCGGCGCGGCCACGGCGGGGTCGGTGATGTACCACGGGAGGTGATTGGTCTGCTCCCCTCCGACCTGCTGGACCCAGCCGTCGACGACCGCGCCCGGCGTCGGGAAGTCGGCGCCGGGAATGTTGGCGGCCGTCCACTGGCCCCCGACGTTCGTGACCGTCGGATACTGGCGGCCGTCCAGCATGATCCAGTTCGGGGAGACGACGATCGCCGGGTCGCCGAACCCGGTGAGCGCGCCGAGGTTCGTCCCGGCCGGATTGGTCGGCGGCTCCCAGCGCCAGAGGAGCGCGGCCCGGATGACGAGCGGGAGCCCGTTGCTCTCGCCCTGAGTGCCCTTGACGGTGACGGTGTAGACCCAGCCGGGCGGGTCGTTGACGGTGACGTTCGCGTGCAGCTCGGTCCCCGAGATGAACAGCGTGGGAACGACGACGCCGTCGAGCGCGACGGCGTCGCCGTTGATGAAGTTCAACCCGTTCGCGACCAGTAGGAAGCTCGCGTTGGAGTCCTCGATGTCCGGCGTGATGTTCGTGAGGATGAGGTTGCTGACGTAGGTGTAGGCGGCGGGGAGCGTCGCGGTGCCCTCGGGCGTCGTGGCGGCCACGTCGTAAGGGCCACCGATGGGATGCGGCGGCGCGTCGCACTCGATCACGTTGTGCAGCACTGGCACGAGGTTCGTGCAGCCGATGCCGTCGATGGTTGCGCCGGTCGCCCGGAACATGAAGTCGCCCGTGATGCGGACGCGGTTGCCACCCTGCTCGGGGCCTATCCACGGGACGATCGAGGTGATCGTCGGCAGGCCGACGACGGCGATGAAGGCGAAGTCGACGGCGTTGCTCGTGTTGGCGGCGGCGACGTTCGTGACGGTGATCGCCCGGAGGACCTGCGCGAGCTCCGTGCCCCGCTGGAAGAAGAACCGGACCTCGGTGTCGGAGACCGGCGTCGTGATGACGGCGACCCCGTCGACGTTGACGACGGCGTCCGGCTGGAACCCGGTGCCGAGCACCCGGACGACGAGGTTGGCCGGTGGGCCTAACGGCGACCACGGCGGGTCGAGCTGCGTGATGAGCGGGATGAGCGCCTCGACCCATGTGAAGGCGACCGCATTGGAACGGAGCCCGGTGCCCGCCGTGTTGACGACCTCGATCATGGCCGTCCCGGGGAGCGCCGGGCGGGTGAGCTGCGCGGTGAGCTGGTTGGCCGAGACGAACGTCGTGAGCTGGTCGATGCCGTCCATGCGGACGATCGCGGTCGCGTCGAAGCCCTGCCCGTCGATCGTGAGCGGCTGGTTGCCCGGCTCGGGCAGGCAGAGCCCGACGAGCGGGTCGATCGTGGCGATGAGTGGGCTGTTGACGTCGAGCCAGTGGAACTCTTGCGTGTTCGAGGTCGAGCCGGTGCCGTTGACGACCTGCACGAGCACCATGCCGACGACGACGGGGCGCACGAGATCGCACGTCAGCTCGGTCGAGCTGACGAACGTCGTGGCGTGCGCGACACCGTCGAAGATGATCTGCGCGGTGGCGTCGAACTGGGTGCCCAGCACCCGGAGGAACACGGTGCCCGGCTCGGGCGCGATGAGCGCGCCCGTCGGCTCGAGGGAGTTGATGTCGGGGACCTCGCCGGTCGCCGAGGCGGCGACGATGGCGAAGTCGTGGAGGTTGGAGACGTCGCCCGCGCCGTTGCGCACCTGCACGTCGATCGCCGGGCGCACCGCTGGCTCGCTACCGGCCGGGATGACGGTGGTCAGCCTGCTCGCCGAGACGAAGGTCGTCGGCATGGCGGCCCCGTCGAACCAGATGACGCACGTCGCGTCGAAGTTCTGCCCGTTGACGGTGAACGGGACGTCAGCCGGTGGGCCGACCTCGGCGTAGACGGGGACGATCTCGGCGATGAACGGCCCGTCTTGCACTAAAGGGGGGCGGCTGCCGCCACCGCCACCGCCACCGCTGGTACCGCTTCCGGTCCACGTCGCGACGGCCCCGGTCCCGGCCTCGAGGGCGAAGGTGACGACGTTGGAGACGTCGGTGCCGAGCTGGCTCGGGTTGTCGGCGACGAGCGGCTTGGGGCCGAGGATGCCGAGCGCGACGCCCGCCGTGGCGAGGCAGAACGACTCGTCGATGTAGGGGTCGCAGATGACGTCGATCGCCCCGTCGGAGCCGTCGGCGTAGTCGAGCCAGCCACCGAGCTCGCCGAAGGACATCGGCGCCAGCACGACGAGCCGGGGGCCGGGCCACGAGGCAACGAGCTCGAGGGCCTCGCCGGGCGTGCCCGTCACGGTGCCGAGGGCGGCCAGCGCGGCGGCGACCTGCCGGTCGACGTCGCGGGCGACTTGGGCGCCGAGGAGGTCGACGATCTTGGCGAGGACGGCCTCGTTGGTGGCGGCCTGCCGGGAGACGTCGGTGTAGGCGGCGGCGGTGCGCGGGGTGCCCATGGACGCCGAGACGCGCACCGTGGTCCCGACGAGGGTGGCCTTCTCGAGGGTCGGGCTCTCGGTGCTCGGCGGCGATGCGAGCCATGCGAGCGGCTTGCCCTCGCCCCAGTCCTGACGGAGCGCGGCGACGAGCGGCCACGACGCGGCGACGGGTTCGACGGCGCCACGGACCAGCCCCTCGACGTCGGCCGAGAGGGTGTCTGCCCGTTGGCGCCCGGGCGTCAGTCCGAGCGCTTGGTCGAGGGACGCGGGGAGACGGGCGCCCCGCGTCCCCTCGACGACTGTCACGGCGCGGCGGCCAGCTTGATGACGGCGTTGGCGAACGGGGTCGGCCGGAACGGCGCGACCGAGGCGGCGACGGCCACTTGCCGACCCAGCACCGACGGCTCGACGGCCTCGAGCACTGGGTAGCGGTAGAGGTAGCCCTCGAGGGCGTCCCCGCCACCGACGTAGAGCGCGTCGTCGGTGATGGCCGGGGTGACGATCGGCTGCAACCCCGCCACGGTGACGGCGAAGCTCGTGGCCGAGGCGGTGCCCGGGGCGTTGGCGGCGCCCAAGGTCGGGAACAGCGGGCGGCCAGCGAGGTCGGTGGTCGAGCCGAGCTTGACCCAGCCGAGCGGCCCCATCGCGATCCACTGCGGGAGCTGGAACGTGATGGCGTAGTAGGCGCCTGCGGCCTGATAGATCGCGGCGATGATCTCGGCGGCGGTCGCCCCGGCCGGGAGCGCGACATAGCCGGTCGAGAGCTGCATCTCGGTCACCATGGCGACGTCGATGGCGTTCTCGAGGCGGCGGCGGAGCTGGTCGAGGATGATCTGCAAGCTCGACGGGTTGAAGCTCTGCAACTGCTGGGAGACGTTGAGGTAGCCACCGACGGTCGTCAGCGCGACCGGGGTGCTCTCGATGGTGAACGCCTTGCTCGCGAGCTCGGCCTTCTCCAAGGTCTGCGGGCCTACGCCCGTCGCGAAGCTGGCGTCGACGAGGTACGGCCGGGAGAATCCGAAGCCGTCGCTCGCCGGGATGTCACGCATCCCGATCCCGGAGGCGAACGGCATGCCCCGGGGGTAGGGGTTGCTGACGGGGCCGACGACGGGCTTGACCACGAGCCCGCCGAGGTCGCCAGCGACCGGGGTGGTCAGGGTGTCGTCGGTGCCCATGTGCTCGGCCGCCCGGCGCAGCGAGCGGGTGTAGCGCGCCCGGGCGTCGGGGTCGGTCTGGTGCAGGCAGTCCCAGAGGAGCTCGCCCGAGGTCCGGTAGTGGAAGCCTGCGGCGCTCGAGCCGGTGTTGAGCGACCGTAGGCGCTCCTGCGTCGCCTCGCCGATCTCCATGTCGGTCGAGAGGAGCTCGAGCTGGCTACGGAAGCCGACGATCTCCTCCTGCATGGACTTGATCGTGTCCATCTCCTCGGCCGAGAGGTCCACGCCCTTGTCGGCGGCGCGGTCGGCCATCATCTCGATCTGCGAGCGGCGCTTGCCGATCTCGTCCTTGAGCTGTTCGATCTTGCGTACCGTCACGGCACGCACCTCCTAGCGGTCTACGGAACGGGGGGAGTCCGCAGCGCTCGAGGCGGGGTGCCGTACTGCCGGGGTGCCGCACTGGTCGGGGTGCCGGTCTCACGGGGTGCCGCGCGCCCGTCTGGCCGGACGGGACGGCGTGCTTAGCGGGGAGGCTACTCCGCTGGGACGAGGGCGGCCAGCATCGCCCGGACCTCGGCGATGTTCGGCGTGCCGACGGCCTCGAGGATGTCGTCGACCTCGCGCACCGCGAGGATCTTGGCGCCCGCGTAGACGGGGATCGGGGTTGCCGTGACGGCGGCGAGGTTGATCTGGCGGCGCTGGACGACCCCGCCCTCGGTCTTGCTCGGCGGGGCGATGTCGGAGAACTCGATCGAGAGCCCGTTGTGCGACTCGGTGAGCATGCTGCGCACCTTGGGGAGCTGCGGCCCGTCGTAGAGCCGGAAGGTCCCGCGCGCACCCTTGGGGCTCTCGGTGAGCGAGGTGCAGTAGCCGAGGCGGGAGTCGAAGGCTTGCTCGTGGTCGATCGTGAACCGTATCCACGCGGGCTGACCACCGCGCGCCCGAGCCGTCTGGCGCATGCGCAGCGTGCAGCCCGGCAGGAACTCCTCGTCGTACTCCTGCCGCTCGCCGTCGACCATCTCGATCACATGGGCGACCTCGCCGAAGGGGACGATCTGCCCGGTGACCGTGCGGCCCTCGTCCTCGAGCTCCCACTCGGTAGCGAGCGCCCTGACGTGCGTCATGTCACGCCTCCCGTACTTCTCGGAGTGCCGCGAGGCGGCGCTGCTGATAGCGGTCGAGCTCCTGCATCGCCACCCGCACCGCACCCTCGGCGCGGTCGGCCTCGCCCTGCGCGCTCGCCAGCAGGTCGCGGGCTTCGGTCTCGTCGCGCACGGCGGCGGCCAGAACGAGGAGGAGGTCGTGCTCTGCCATTACCGCCCGGCCTCCGCTCGCTTGATGTCCTCGGCGATGCGCCCGAAGAACGCCTCGCGCTCGCTCGTGCTCGGTCGCGGCCGGGGCCGGTGCTCCCGGTCCTCCCGTGCCTCCCGTATCGCCTCGGCGACCCGGTCCGGCGTGGTGCCCGGCCCGAAGTAAGGGCTCTCGCTCATTCCTGCGCTCCTGACGTGGGGTCGCCCGCCCCGCTGGCCGAGCGCGTGGTCGCGAAGCGCTCGATCGCCCTGATCTCCTCGACCGTGAGCACCCGTTGCCCGGTGCTGGGGTCGTACATGTTGAAGGCGGTTTGGTAGGCGGCGAGCCGCTCGCCGAGAACCGGGCGGGTGTACTCGTCCTTGTTGAGCTCGAGCCGCTGGCCCCGGACGAATGCCCAGTTTCCGATCGCCTCGCAGAGGTAGCCCGCCTTCGGCCGGAGGCTCGCCCGCCAGTGGTAGTCGTAGATGCCCTCTTGGTTCTTGTAGGTCATCGAGGACTCGCCGGTCGGCAGTGCCAGCAACGACGGCGGTACGCCTAACAGGACGGCGATGCGGGCCTCGTCGAACTGCCGGAGCTCGAGGAGCGCCATGTCCTTCGGGTTGATGTAGATGGGCGTCAGGGTCGCCCCGCCCGACATGATCGCGGGCGCACCCTTGGCCGAGAGCCGGGCGCGCACATAGTTCTCACGGAGCTCGGTGGCCTGCTCCTTGCTGAGGTTGCCGGGGACGGTGAGGACGCCCCACGGGATGCCCCCGCGCACCGCGAGCTGGGCCTGATAGCGCTCGAGCGCGGCCAGCCCGAACAGATTGGAGGCGAGCGCGGTGAGCGGGCCGACGCCATGCGCGACCCCGGGCCAGCTCTTGTAGCGGATATGGCAGATGTCCTCGGTGACGTCCACCTCGTGCAGGAAGTAGCGCCGGAGCTGGCCGATCATCTTGACCTCGACCCACGCGGGGTCGAGGACGAGCCACGCGCGCACCGTGCCGTCGGCGTAGCGGCTCGTCGCCCAGAGGAACGTCTCGCCGATGCCGAGGAAGGAGGTGACGACCTGCTCGAATGCCTCCTGCCACCCGGAGTAGACCTCGGGCTGCGGGTTAGCCATCCACGGGAGCGACTCGAGCGGCCCCTCGGGGCCGAGCCGGAGCGGCGGCATCGAGGAGAGGATCGAGCTGTTGAGGTCGATCGCGCCGAACACGACGGAGACCCGGGCGGCCAGCGCGCCGATGCCGACGGTGTCGCCCCAGCGCGGCGTGTCCCACTCCTGCGGCCAGCCCGCCCACGGTCGGACGGGGATGTCGGCGCCGGGCGCCAGCGGGTCGTAGACGTGCGGGCCGACGGTGCCGATGGGCGGGTTGGCGTTCGGCGGGGAGAGCTCGCCGTGCGGCGCGTCGTCGGGGAGGTAGGGGAGCGACCGACGTCGGTCGGTGACTACGATCCCCGACGGGGTCGTGTACGCCTCCACGCTTGGTCATGTTACGGCGGGTCGCGTCACTTAGCGCCATGCCCAACGTCACCAAACAGCGGGCCGGAGGCTGTTGAGCGCGCCCCAGCGGGCGAGCGTCACGGCCTCGAGCGGGGTGACGTCGACCTCGGGGGAGCTCCGGCCCCATGCCCAGCTCTGGCCGACGCGGCGCTTGATCGCGCCCGCCAGCGCGTCGTCGAGGCGCCGGTCGCCCCGGTGCGCGAGGTTGCCCGCGTTGATCGCGTCGTAGATGTCGCCGGTCGCCTTGACGACCTCGGGGGTGTTGAGCGTCTGCACCGTGACGCCACGGCGGGCGAGGAGGGCGGCGCGCGCCCCGGCCGGGGCCTTGTCGTCGACGTAGATCGTGGCGGCCTGCCGCTCGGCCACCTCGAGCGCGTGGCCGACGAGCCAGTCCATGTCGCGGGAGTCCGCGACGACCTCGACGGCGATGCGCTCGAGGTTGCCGACGAGGGAGAACCCAGCGGCCGCCAGCGTGCCCCGGTCGCGCTCGGGCGACATCGAGATCGCGAGCGTCGGCTCGCCGAGGATGGGATCGTCGGAGCGGCACCGCGCCCACGTCTCGGGCGCGACCAGCGGCGCCCAGAGGTCCTCGCTGGTGAGGTTGAGCCACTCACGGCGGAAGGTGTTGAGCGGGAGCGTCTTGCACGCGTTGGCGAAGGCGGCGAAGGTCGGCCCGCCCGGCTCGCCGAGCGAGGGGCAACCCTGCGCCCACGTCTGCGGGTCGTCGTAGGGGTCGGTCGGCTCGGGCGCCCACTCGAACCATGCCAGCCCGCCACCGAGCTCGTCGCGCTCACTCTCGTCGAGGTCGCCCTCGACGGCCGCGTGCCCCAGTGCCCGGAAGTGCTCGAGGAGCACCGAGGCGCCGGTCCCGGCCGAGGAGAGGACGACGAACTGCCCGAGCGGCTTGGTCGCGAGCGTCGGCTGGATGGCGCCGAGCGCGCGCATGTCGACGAAGCTGAACGCCTCGTCGAGGAGGACGAGGTCGGCCGAGAGTGAGCGGCCGCCCCGCCCCTGCGGGGTCGCGATCATGTAGCGCGACCCGTTGCGCATGTAGAGGCACTCCTGCTGGTTCTGATACGTCACCGAGCGCACCCGGGAGGCGAACCCGGGCGCCTGCCCGCAGTGGGGGCAGATGCGGGTGCGCGCGTTGACCCGCTCGCGGCACGCGGTGCAGGACATGAGCTCGGAGACCTGCTCGGTCCACTTGACGCGCCCGGCCGAGCGGTCGTAGCTGAGATAGAGGACGAGCTGCCTCGGCTGCATGAGCTGCATGCCGATCCGGCCGAGCGCCCAGCGCGTCTTGCCCGCCTGCCGGTCGGCGCATATCCCGGCCGTCCCGTAGCGGTAGGCGCCGCTCGGCTCGTACTCGAGGGCGACGTCGGCGACGTCGCGCTGCCACGGGAAGGCGGGCGTCCCGAGGAGGTCGAGGACACGGCAGAGGAGCGGGCCTCGGGTCGGCGCGCT